GAAGATCAGCGCCGGCAACCAGCAGAAGGTATAAAAATCGTTATTGTAGATGAGGATAGCGATTGCGAAGTAGAAACAGAAGAATTAGAGTAAAACAAATTGATTATACGCAAGAAATCAGCCGGCTACACCAGGCTGTTTCCTGTCGGAACAATACCATTGAGCAACTCAGAAATGAGAATGCCCGGCTGAAAAATGAACTCGATACGTATATGCTGTTTCTTGGCAAAATTTAAGTCCTATCACTTAATCCTAAAAACAGTGTAATTCGTAGCGGCAACATATAAAACTCTTATGTACTTTACTAAAGATGATATAAAACGGATTAAGGAAGCTTCCAAAGGGAAACTTCTTGATGTTATCGGTGACTTTCACGAACTACGGAAACGGGGCGCTGAATATAAGTGCGAATGCCCCAAATGCCACGGACAGGAAAAGCTACATATTTCTCCGGTCAAACAGATTTTCAAATGTTTCAGTTGCCCGGATATAAAGGGCAAGGAACCGCTGGACTATTTGCAGAGGGCGGAAGACATGCAGTTCTTGGATGCATGCGATTACCTGGCACGGAAATTCAATGTTCTGCTTGATTCCAAACCGGAGAAAAAGCCAGCCAAGCCTGCTAAAATGAAGAAACAAAGCAAGGAGGCCAAGGGAGAAAGCGTTGATACATTCTGCGCCCGCATGCTTGCCGGTAGCGGACTGACATATCAAGATGTGACGGCACATATCTTTAAAAAAGGAGATACACAGAGTATTTTTGAGGCAAAAACTTTCCGTCCGGGAACCATTGATGAATATGGTAATATCGTTGATGGGGATGATGTCATCATTGAATATTACGATCTGGACGGCATGCCGGTTACTTACATGCGTAAGCTACCGGGACGTGGCAAGCAGGAACTCAAGGTGTATTATCGGGTCCGCTGGCAGTTCCCGGACGAACACCGGGACAAGGAAGGGAAACCGTTCAAATACAAATCTCCTGCCGGCAGCGGTACGCCCATATACATTCCGGAGCGCATGAGGCAGATGTACAAGAGGAAAGAGCAGTTTCCAAGGCTCTACATCCAGGAAGGGGAAAAGAAGGCGGAGAAGGCTTGCAAACACGGTATTCCCTCAATAGCGGTTAGCGGTATTCAGAACTTGGGACAGAAAGGGGCATTACCGGAGGATCTCGTCAAGATTATCACCGTTTGCGGTGTTAAAGAAGTGGCCTTCATTTTTGATTCAGACTGGAATGATCTGTCCAACAATATAAAGTTCAATACTCCTGTTGATACACGCCCCCGGTGTTTTTTCTCTGCCGCCCGAAATTTCAAAGAATACATGCGGATGCTGAAGAACCGCGGTATCATGGTGGAAATATTCATTGGCCACATCAATAAAAATGATGAAGGTGACAAGGGACTGGATGATCTGTTGGCAAACAAACTGAGCGGCCATGAAGAAGAACTTGCCAAGGATATGGAATTTGCATGCAATGAGAAATCCGGAATTGGCAAGTATGTAGAAATATTTAAAATTACTACATGGAACGATCAGAAACTACGTGAGTTATGGAATCTGCATAGTCACGAAAAATTTGCTGAGCAACACCGCGAAGTTTTACAGGAGCTTCCGGAGTTTATCTTTGGCCGGTATGCCTATAAGTTTGACGAAAGCGGTAGGGTGGTATCCGCCCTACCCTATGATGAAGATGAAAAATTCTGGAATGAAGACTATAAGGAAACGAACGGCAACAGAATACCTGTGTTTGAATACGATTATGTGGCCGCCAAAACCTTTTTTCAAAACCGGGGGATCGGGCGATATCGTTTGCTCGATACCAAATTATGGACGTATATCCATCTGGATCCGCCAATAGTCCGGACTATTGACGTAGAAGATGCACGCGATTTCATGTTTGCCTTTGCCGAACAGAATTGTAGCCGCTTTGTCAATAATCAGTTACTCAAGGGAGGCTCGCAATATGTCGGACCATTCCAGATGTCAAGACTTGCTTTCATCCAACCCAATTTTATATCCCCGTCCCGTGATGAACAATACTTCTATTTCCGTGACCGCTGTTGGCATATAACCCAGCATGAAGTCAAAGAAGTGGGCTACGAAAGTATTACTCACCAGATATGGGAAGAACAGCGGAAAAACACCGATGCCAAATACCTCGGCCATCCCCTTATTGCCTTCAGAGAACAAGACGGCAAATATGATTATGAACTCTCTCCGGAAGGAAAGAAATGTCATTATCTGCAATTCCTGATCAATACCAGTAATTTTACCTGGAGAAAAAAGCCTGAAGAGATTGAAGAAGACGAACTTTATGAAAATAATCTCCACCTGCTCAGTAAAATGTGTGCTATTGGCTATATGCTGATGGAGTGCAAGGACGCGAACGTGACACGTGCCGTTATCGGCATGGACGGCAAGCAGTCGGAAGTGGGCGACAGTAACGGCCGTAGCGGTAAATCGCTTGTTGGCGAATTAATGCGCCAGGTAGTCGATACAGTCTATATATCCGGAAAACGGACGGATATCTTCAATGACAGTTTTATTTGGAATGACATTGATGAACAGACCCGTCTGGTGTTTATTGATGATGTCATGCAGAATTTCAATTTTGAGTTCCTGTTTCCTAACCTTACCGGCGACTGGACTGTAAACAAGAAAGGAGGATCGCGTATCACCTATCCTTTCGCAAAGTCTCCTAAAGTATATATTCCAACGAACCATGCTATCCGTGGCACGGGTTCCAGTTATACTGATCGGCAATGGCTGATAGCTTTTTCCGATTTTTATAATGATCAGCACAAACCCATGGATGATTTCGGGGTATTGTTCTTTTCCGAATGGGACTTCACGCAGTGGAACCTGACCTGGAACATGTTGGCCAACTGCATACAGCTTTACTTGAAATTTGGAGTTGTACAGGCACCGGGCGAACGCTTGCAGCAACGTAAGCTCAGACAAGAAATTGGCGAAACCCTTATATCCTGGGCGGATGAATATTTTAGCAGCGAAGAAAACCACCGCCGTACTCCCCGTAAGGAGATTTACGACAATTTCTGTAACTATGATCCGCAGCAACGCAAATTCATAAGTGCTACGGCATTTAAGGACAAATTGAAAAAATATTGCGAATGGAAAGGCTGGATATTCAATCCGCATAAATACGATGCAAAAAGCGGTTTACCCCTCTTCCTGGATAAAGACGGAAAACCGGTTATAGATGATAAATCCGGAGGTATTGAATACTTTACCATAGGAAAAGCAGCTGGCGAACTGACACCGCAGAGTGATCTTCCTGAAGCATCAACTAATAAGCTTGCATTCTGATGAACGATACACATTCCGATATTATAGCCCGGCTTATGCCTCTCTACGAGATGGCACCTGAACGTTTCATGGCGTTCTATGATGCAGTATATCTGATGTGTATCAATCTGCCGGAAGGCGAGCAGTTCCGTATTTCAGACCGTTGCCAGGAAAAAGATTTGAAGCTGTTTCAGGACATCGTAAAAACATTCATTGCAGAACAGCCATACGATGTGCATACAGGACAGTTGGAATTGTCGGATGATATGGAGTACGTAAGACGGACAACAGGCTTTAGAGCCTCCGTAAATCGCTTCACTCCGAAACGCAGAAAGGAGTAGATTATGCCAATTTACTACGATGTAAAGATACATATTTTCAATGAATTACGCAAATAATCATGCTAAAAAAAGAGCATAAAATATTGGTAGTCGTTTCACCGGATCCGATTGAACGCAAGCAGCTGTTGAGTCGTCTGGCAGTACGGCTTGGCTTTGCCCGCATCCCTTCAGATGCAGCAAAAATCATATCGAATGATATCTTCAGTATAGACCTGGCAACGGCCTATTTTGTTTTCTGTAGTAACTATAATTTTCGTGGAGCCGTACTTACTAACCAACGTTTGTATGAAATGGCCGCACGGGGCCTGTGTGTAGTTGTAGGAGTCCGTTCAATTCCCCGTGAGTACGAGTTCATTTGCAGAGTATTCTATCCGGAGGACCTTCCATAGCAGAAGTATTCTTTTGATGATTACCGGTCATTCCGGGAAAACATAACACGGAGTATTCTTAAAAGTACATATTGAGTGTTTGCCTGCATCCGACGGTACGTGAGTACAGTCGGATGCTATCTTTTCTTTCTTTTGCCCCTTCCCCCTCTCCCCCAACCCATTACAACAACGATTTGGACAAACGTGCATGAGTGACAGTCGTGGAAGCTGCCGGAGGGGATATATTATTCTTTTTTTTATTCTTCTTTTAAAAAGAGACTACCTTAAAAAACAGAAAAAAAATCGTGCATTCGTGCAGAAGTACTATTGTTTTCTTATATCAATTTGATATGCAACAAATTACAGGCGCACAAAATCCGCACGAATTGCGCACAAATAGCGCACGAATTGTACTTTTTCGGGAAAAAGGCCGAAAAGTACGCAAACGGAAGAATTAGTGCGGGAATGTACGATTTTTGTGCGGGTATAATCTATTGATATACAGGTGTGTATAAATGTGTACATGTACAAAAGTACTGCCGCACGAATTTTACACTATATCCGTGCAAGGACTTGGTTATATGCTCGGTATTTAGTATATTTGTGTAAAAATCAACACTTTAAATGATAAAGAAAGACCGATTTGTCTGTTGGCTGCCTTGCAAACCGTATGTTAAGCAGTTCCTTTTGCATAATTTCAATACGCCTGATGATACCTGGACTGAAATCGTTAACCTGTCTTCCGACAAGGAGTTGCAGAATGATTTCCTTTCCCGGCTGTCCAAACCCGGACGCTACGAAAACAAATACCGTAACCTCTACCGTTATACGGCTAGTGTAGCGGTAGAGATACGCCGTGATGACTTCTACCGTTATGGCTGGTCGATGTCAAATACCGAAGTGGTGGCATTCGGTACCAAGATTGAACGGCGGATCAAACAGATATTGTTCCTCTATCTTGATACGCACGTGAGTATGGGGCTTCCGCTATCAGCCGCCATCCGTAATTTCCAGACGAAGTTCGGATTTACTGAAGACACCTGGTCTTATGACACCATCCGCAGGGAGTATAATCGACACGGATATCGGAAGACAGTGGAGAATACAACGATTTTTGATTTTATTAACCGTATTATATTGGGGAAGTTGTCCGAGTTTGGGACAATTTCCCAGCAAGGAAGATTAGCGTATGAAAGTGATAAACTATGATTTTGAAAATGTCGGCGGGCTGTTGCAGATAATTGCCGTTCCCCCGACCTCGTTTTTGTGGATCCGTAAGGATTACAATGCCGGTCTGAACTACCTGGAGCTTCGCGACCGGGAGAATATTATTTCCATTCCGGTGTATGCCAATGACACTTATATATATAATGAGGACAAGGAAGTGAATGATGCGGGGGATTGCTGGAATGTTTCCATTGAAGGGGTGATTCCTAAACTTTCCTCAGTGAATAATCAGCTGATGGAGACGCTGGAGCGTGGCTTGTGGTATGTATTGGCGGTGGACGGTAACGGCCAGGTCCATTGGTGCGGGCAAGAAGACGCATTAATGCTGTTTGCCACGAACAAGACAAGCGGACGTTCGGTTTCAGAACGAAACGGCACGTCTTTTACATTCACCTGTATTCAGGATGAACCCACCATCTTCATTGAAAATATAGAAGAAATATAGCAGCATGACTTCTGCTGTTTATGTGTAACAGGCTTTAAATTATAGATTTATCTGCCGTCCGGCGGTACCCTGTGTCCTTGGGCACCGCTTTTTTTGCGTTTTTCTTTGCGCAAAAAAGTTATATGAACGAGACAGTTATCACACTTTTTGGAGCGATTGATCGCTTCTGGTATAACAAGAACTATCTAAAATACTTTTTGGACAAAGCGAAAGATCAGCCTGTACGCCTGAAGGTCTCCAGTCCGGGCGGTGATGTGGCTGAAGCTATCGCCATGTCAAGCCTGATGGCCGAGCATGGCAACGTGACGGTGGAGTTTATCAGCTTCAACGCTTCGGCGGCTACCATACTGGCATTTGGTGCCAAGTCCATTGAGATGCATGAGGACGGCATGTGGCTGGCGCATAAATGCAGTTTTGGGGTGGACATTTGGGGACAGCTCAACGCGGATCAGCTCGAAGACACCATCAAGGAGTTGCAGAACAAAAAGAAGAGTGCCGAGGCTATTGACCTGATGATCGCACAGAAGTACATCAACCGTAGCGGCAAGAGCCTGAAGGATGTTATTGCCCTGATGGAAGAAGAACGCTGGATGCCTGCCGCAGAAGCCAAGGACTGGGGATTCATAGACAAGATTATTCCCGGTACCCATAAGAAGCCGCAAGTGACCGATGAGATAACGGACTGTTTTACCGCCAATGGTTTGCCGTTGCCGGTACTCAGTGCTTCCGAAGCGGAAACACAACCTAAAGGTAATGAGAGAAACCTTGTTTCTCAAATCATTGACGGTATCAAAGGGTTGTTTCCTGCCAATAATACCTCTGAAGACATTTCTAATTCAAATACAGTTATTCCCATGCGTAAAGAATTTACTTTTATTAATCAGATCCTCAACTGCGAAGGCATTGAGGAAAAAGACGGTAAGATATCACTTACCGTAGAGAATTTGCAGGCTATCAATGATGCCATCAAGGTGGCCAATGAAGCGAAAACCAAAGCTGAAAGCGATCTGACAGCCGCCAATACAGCCAGACAGACGGCCGAGAATAATCTGACGGCAGTTGTCAACGACCTCGACAGCCTGAGTGATAGCGTCAGGAATGCAGCCGACAACAAGACTAAGGTACAGGTTATCCGTGATATCGTGGCCAAGATTCCCGGAACGGCAACCGCCAGTCATCAGGAATCGAATGAGGACAGCAAGTTTGCCGATATCGCCACGGATCCGATCAACAGTTATGAGAATGAATAACATCTAAACTATTCTATTTATGGATTTTAAAGCACCTATTGACATTACCACGGTTCTGACCGCGGTAAAAAAACACAGAGACATCCTGAAGGCGGTCGATAAGCTCGATGCTTCGGAGGTATTGAAACATTTCACTCCGGTACCGGGCATTACCGATTCCCTTGAATTAGGCAAGGTAGAAGGCGGAAGTATTTCCAGCAAGTACACCGGCAAGTTTGAAGCCGGCAAATATCTGGGTAAGATTGTTCCGCGTCGTCTGGTCGTTCGTCCCGTCGTGATGGAGATGTCCGATGAGCCGGAACGTTACCGTCGCACCTACATTGCTGAGGTACCGGGTACGCTCCGCAAAGAACATCCCTTCGAGTTGTGGCTGATCAACCACGGCCATGAACTGGCATCCAATGATTTGCTGTTTGCCATCTTCACAGCGAAATACAGCGCTGATGAGAACAAGACGGACATTCAGGACTCTTTCGACGGTATCGGTACCATTGTTACCGAAGGCGAGGCAGTCGGAGATATTTCCAGTGCCGAGGGCAATGTTTACGCTACCGGTGAGCTGACTCGTGCCAACATTGGCGAAAAGTTGCTGGAGATGTGGCGCCACATGCCGCGTACCTTCAAGCGCAAGAAGAACATCAAGATGTTCATTTCCGACGATTTGGGCGACATGTATGATGACTGGCGCAAAGATGAAGGTACTATCGTTATCGGATTAAAAGAAGATACTTCCGATACACAACACCTGCTCGGTTCCAACAACCGTTGTGAGCTGGTACGTGTTCCGAATCTTCCCGATGGTAGCCAGTTCGTCATGCTGACCACTAAAGGGAACATTTGCTACGGCTTTGACAAGGAGAGCGATTTCAAGTCCATCAAGCCGTTCTTCTCCGGTAATCCTTATACGTTCGATGCTGCGGGCAAGTACGTGATCGGATTCCAGTTCGTATCGGTGCATAAATCGGAGTTCTGTGTTAATGACCGTCCGGTGGATCCTGAAGGTAGCAATCCGTTCGGATATATCGAGGTTACAATTGCACCGGATGAAGCGAAGGCCAACGGTGGCAAATGGCGCATTCAGGGTGAAGAGGGCTGGCGTGATTCCGGCACGTATGTAGCGGTTCCCGGTGGTAAGGAATATACCGTCGAGTTCCTGGAGGCCGCCGGATATGCCACTCCTGCCGTGCAGAAGAAAACTCCTGCTGCGGGCGCAGTAGAGAAAGTGACCGGCACATACGTTGTTAAATCTGAATAAATCCTGTGACTATGGCAGAAGTAGATCCTAAATTATGTATTGCCCTTGATGATATCAACGAGGCAATGGACTGCGAGAACCAGGATAATATGGGCGGTATCATACCGTCCGTTATCTTCGGTTATCATGCAGATGTGGCGACATGGCCGGACTACCCGAAAAAGACGGATGATCCGCTTTCACTGGAGGCAGCCGGTGCACTGGTCGGTGATCTTGTTATGAAAGAAGGTTGCCGGGCCTATAAGATGGATATCACTGACGAACTGGCTGAGTTCAAGATTACGGATCAGGGAGAAACCGGTGGTGAATCGTTCCTGATGGACTTGAATATCATTTCGGCCAAGATGCGGAAGAAGATATTCGGTTTTGAGAATGCGACCAAAGGGCGCAAGATGTTCTTTATCGTGACCGACAACAACGGCACGAACTACCTGATGGGTGACAAACGCCGCGGTGCTATGCGTGCCTCCGGAGATGGTTCTACCACCGGGGCAAACTCTACCGCGCGTAATCAGAACACACTTCATTATACTTTCACCGCGCCGCGTAAATGTGTGTATGAAGGTGATGCGGAAGACATTCTCACTGTAAAGAACGCACCTGGAGGTTGATTTTTGTTTCTTCGTTTGGTTAGTTGCTTGTTTATGTCCGTCTCCGGATTTTTTCCGAAAGGCGGACATTTTGTTTTGTCCTATCACAGCAATAAAATTCGCAACACCTTTGTATAACGTTAATATCAAGAATCATGGCTGAAATTACAAATGCTTATATCGTAGCCCGCAGAGAAGGTATCGCCTGGCTGAACTCTGCTAAGAGAGAATACAATACTGGTGTGGCTATCCTTGCTAAATCAGGTTACAAGACAATCGTATCATCCAAACTGGCTAAATTAGGCGAAAAGCCACATACCCGCGAGAAGCTGGAATACGAGATCCGGCAAATGATTAAAGTCTGGTATCATCCGGATGATCCGCGCTTTGAGGATGTGGACCTGGCGGATGATGCGGTGCCCGGTAATGACGGACGTGTCGAGACGGTTCCGGAAGCAACGGCGGCGGCCATTGTTACCATTGCGGAAAAAGAACTGGCACGTGAAACGGATGAACAGCCCGCTTATCCGCCTGTCATTGCCAAAATTATCTATGATTTCCGAGATTGCTACAATGAACGTTCACGGTTGCACCGGTTACTGTCCGAACAGGGTGAGACAAATACGGCGGCTGTATGCGCACAGCGCAAGGATATTGTTACCCGTATAGCCTCTCTCTCCAATCGTATGACATTGCTGGCTGCCATCAAACAGCAATATGAGCAGAATAAGGAGTTGCCGACTGATGAGCAGCTGGACGAGCTTTATAAAAAAGTGGATGCCGCTGAAGAAAAGCCGGAAAAGGAAGATGAACAGACCGATATCAGTTCCCTTTCCGTCGAAGAGCTGAAGAAAGCGAAATCCAATGCCAAGAGCAAGATTACCAAGGCAAAAAACATGTTGCTGTATTCTTCAGAGAGCAAACCTAAAGACGGCAAGGAAAACCCGCTTCCGGACTGCCCCAAACGTGTGAGATACGAGAAGAAGGTCGCTGATCAGGAGGCATTGGTAGAGAAAATAGAGTATAGACTGGCCGAGCTGCAATAATGTTGGTATGTTGCAGCGATATGAATGAGATGCCGGCGGAGAGAATGAAGGACAATGCGCTCCCTCTCCGCCAAACGGATGTGGCAGCCTCCGACCATGATCGGGTTTCGGAGAAGCTGCTGCATCCGGACGCTATGGGAATGCTGGTTCCCGGCACGGACAAGCATTTTTATTCTTCAGGAGCGTTCAACCTGATCCAGTTGATTTTATATATTTTGAAGCAGACCGGTCCGGCACACCTGTTCTTGACTACTTACTCCATCTCGATGGATAGTATCAATGCCCTTCGTCGTAAGGTTGAGACCGGTGAGTTGCTATCGGTACGATTCTTAATTGATAACCGTGTACGCAGCATCTCACCCAAACCGTTCGATTATCTGGTGACTACATTTCCGGACTGTTACCGTTGCTTGGCACTGCATGCGAAAGTAGCGTTGCTGTATAACGAAGATTGGAACATCACCGTAGTAGGCAGTCAGAACGCCACGCATAACCCGAAGCTGGAGCGTGGAATCATCCATACCGGCAGAGATATTTTTGACTTTGACTTTAAAATGTTGAATGATGAGTTTGACGCAGCAGCAACGTGAGGAGATTGAGAAAATGGCGTACCGCCTTATCCCTCCGGGAATGATCGCAATCAATATCGGTGTGGATGAGACGGATTTTCTTGCAGAACTTCGTACTCCGGGCACTGAAGTCCGGACGGCTTTTTATCGTGGGCATCTCAGCCAAATGGTTGAAGTACGGGAGGCTATCATCAAGTCCGCCATCAATGGCAGCAATCCGGCACAACAGGAATTGATCAAGTTCTTTAAATCGCAACAGCAGTATCTTGAGTATGAGTAACAGCTTGACAACATCCAAAAGCAAGGCCGCATTGGAGGAGCAGTCATACGACCTTATACAGCAGCACATCATAGATCCGGAGAACAGTCCGTTGCCGGAGCATCTGCGGATACAGTGCAACCGAGTATTGCAGATAGCCCGTTTGCTTGACGATTATCCCAATGAGAGCCATATCATCAACATCATGCTGGCGAAATACCGGATTTCACGTACACAGGTACGTAAGGATATCGCCCTGGCAAAAGAGTTATTCAAGACGCAACATCAGTTTGACTGGGATTTTTGGTTCGCCTGGATGATCAAGGACCAGATTCAGCTTATCCGGGACTGCAAGCTCAGGGGTGATCTGAAGAACTGGAATAACGCCAAGAAGGTGCTGCATCAGATGATTGGCGAACGTCCGGTTTCGGTTGAGGATCCGCGACGCATGGAGAAGAATGTGATTAATATCCAGATAAACAATATGGGTAAAATGGTGAACATTCCGCTGGATGCCATCCGCAATCTTTCCCAAGAAGAGCAAAAGGTCCTTGTGGATTCCATGTACACGCCTATTGACGATGTGCAGGCAGAAGAAATAATGAACTCATAAATAGATTATCATGAAGAAACTGACAAACAAACGCTTAATCTCTTATTTGGTTGACCACAAGCATATCGATATGGTATCGGTTAGCAAGACACAGATTGTTTGCACCGTATCCGCCAAGTTTAAGCCAGATGAAGTGAAAAAACTATTAGACGATACAGGGCAGCCCATGCCCCGTATGACTTCCTCTGAAGGTGTGAACTACATTGTTTTCCCACGTTATTGATACGGCAGGACAATGGACGAAAACGTCTGGGAAGAGGTCATAAAGGTCAATCCGGCACAGGCGGCATTTTTGGTAATGCCATACAAGAACGGGTATGTCATCTATTCACGTGCAACGGGTAAATCATTCATTACCGGTGCCGTGATAGATGACAATATCCGGCTGATGCCTCGTGGTATTACCACGCTCACACAGGCTACCATTGGTCAGGCGCTCACCAAGACGCTGCCCTCAGCCTTCAAGATGCTGGAGATGCTCGGTTACAAACAATGGGATCCGGTCAGCAAGACCGGTGACTATGTGGTTTGTCGCAGACCTATTGAGGGATGGTACAAACCTTACGAGCACATCATGTCATTTGAGTATGGTATCAGCTTCAGTAACGGGCACATGCTTTATATACTTACCCAGGGCGGTAACAGCCGCGGACCGAATGCTGACTACAATATCACCGACGAAGCGTTGACACTCGATAAAGAGAAGTTCGATCAGGAGGCGGCACCGACCAACCGTGGTAATGAACACATCTTTGGCCGCAAGTCCGAGAATCCGGTTCTGAAGCATCACGGTAACACCTTCCTTTCCTCCATGCCTTACACGCCTGAACAGAAGTGGTTGCTTGAACCGGCCAAGTATTATGAAGAAGAACGCGGCATCCGGCTGTTTGATGTCTGGAATAAGATTGTGCGGTTACAGATGCAGCTCATTGATGCAAGGATTGCGAATGATGCGGGACTCTTCAAGGAGATCTGGAATGAAACTGTCCGTCTCAGGCAAAGTATCACACCGTTCGTCTCACGCGACGGTACACTCTTTATTCTTGGCTCTATCTTCGACAACATCGCCAATGTAGGTATGAACTATATCCTGAACCAGTATAAAGTTATGGATAAGCTTTCCTTCATGATCGAGATCCTGAATTTCATGGTGGATAAGATTGATAGCTGCTACTACCAGTTGGATGAACGCCATATCTATTACAATGCGACCAATGACGACTATATCCGTGACTTTGCTGAAGATCATAACTACAACTGGCAGCAGCTTGCCAACAACGATGACAGCCGGCGTGATCTGGACTGCAATCCGAACCAGCCGATAGAACTGACGCCTGACTGGGGTTCTGCCGCCTCGTTCCTTGAAGTGGCGCAGGAACGCAATTATGATTTCGTGACGAAGCTGCTGACACGTGAGCCGGTGGATAACAATATCAACGAGTTCTTTGTCAAGCGTGACGAGGAAGACGATACAATGGTCAATGCGCTGATGGATAAGTTCTGCCACTATTACCGTAACCATATCAACAAGCGCTTGCATTATTACCGTGACCGCTATGGGGATGCACGCCGCGCCAACAATAAGAAATCCTATAACCAACTTGCCATTGAGCGTCTGGAGAAACACGGGTGGACGGTAGAGCAACACACCCATGCGGGCATGGAACCGCCGCAGCATGATAAATATCTGTTGTGGGCTTCTATCCTGGCGGAGAAAGACGAACGTTTTCCGAAGAAGCGTTTCAACGGCTCGAAATGCAAATACACGCTGATCTCTATGAACAACACACGCGTTATTGAAGATCGTGAAGGACGGTTTGCCAAGGATAAGCGCAGCGAGCGCAACCAGTCCATCCTTCCTGAAGAAGCAACGCACTTCGGTGATGCGGTCGATAAACGTGTCTGGACGAAGTACGGGCATCTGCTCAGGCAGGCTTATGGGTTCGTTGACGCACGTATCTGATTAACTTCACACATTCGCAACAGTTATCGCAATACTTATAACAGGACTCGCAACGCTTGAGGACCGGATTCCGCGTCGGAGGACAGGCGGAGGGTGTTTTCTTTAATGTAAAAATCTATTATTTTGTCATATTTCCTTACTTTTTGCGGTTTCCCTTGAGCTTTTTGATAGGGAGCGGTAGGAAGAAACTTTCGTTTCTTTTTCCATTCGGATGGAAAACGGGGTGTTGTGTGCTCATTCTCAAGAAGGTAGTTTTCTTATAACATTCATTAACAGAACCCCCGGCGCGCGCAAAATCCGTACTGAAGAAATAGGCAGGCAAATCTATTTCCCCAGTACGGATTTTGCGCGCTTATAGAGGTAGGAAGCATCGCTTCCCGTGTTTGTTTGCACCCATGCAGGTCCCCGGTCTTTTCTGTTTCAAATTCTTAGGTAGAGACCGTAGAGCGGTAAGCGTTCCGCTTGACGTACCTCCGTTTCTCTTCCGGAACTCCTTTTTATTTCTGCATGTCTGTATGCGGTCAGGTAGTCTTTTGAGTCCGCAAATGTAGGGCACCGGTCTGACAAGCAAGGTCAGGCGTTGTCCGCCAAAAAATCTCCACCTTGCAGGTAGTATTCAAGCCTCCGGTTTTAGTCGGAACCTTGCAGAATGTCATCCTCGGCACCTCAATTATTGCGGCATCAAAAGGCAACCATACCGCACGTCATACAGACACGCCGGAATAAAAAAAAAGTCGTTCCGGGAAACGGAGAAAATAAAAAGGCTCCACCCGACGACTCCAAAAATCCAGAATAAAATTAAAACTTACAGTTATGGCAGCAAAAAGAAACATTCCCGAAGCATGGAAACAACAGTGGTCTAAATTTATGTTCAACTTCTTCGATTATTTACCTACCAAGTACGAGGCAAATAAACGTGAGTGGGCAATCAGAAAGATGATATGGGACTTTAAAGACGGCAAACGTAGTGTATCGGTTGCGGAACTCGTAGCGAAGAAGATACGGGAGCAGTTTGGCGCAGATTGCGAGAACGTAACATTCGTTTGCATTCCTGCAAGTTCAGCGAAAAAAAACGAAATCAGATACAAGGTATTTGCCGAAGAAGTGGCACGGCTGACAGGATGCTGTAACGCATATAAGGCAATTACTATCGAGGGCGGACGTCTCGCCATCCATGAGACAAAGAGTAGCAAGACGGTGCAGGAGGTTGAAGTTATCAAGTTTGATAGCGGCTTTTTCAATGGGAAAAAAGTACTTCTGTTTGATGATATACTGACGCAGGGACATTCTTACGCCCGTTTTGCTTGTGCTTTGGAAAAGTTAGGTGCAAAAGTGTTGGGAGGCTATTTTTTAGGTAGAACAATTCTTTCTTATAACTAATATATATTTTTTGTTATGAATACTTTATTCGATAATGATTGTCGTTACATGAGTGACAGTGAACTGATTTACGAGATAAGCAATAACAGGCAGATTGTCTCAGACGTTGAACGCAGCAACGGGGAGATAGACATTGACAGGCTGTTTGCATCCTTGACGCCTGGACGCAAGAAAGTTGCCGTGGCAGCGGTGGAGATGTACAAGAGACAGCAGTCTCAACAGGTTGAACGCAGGCAGATTCTTTCAAGCAAGGATGTATACGAACTGATGCAGCCGTTAATAGGTGATTTACGGAATGAAGAGTTTTGGGTCGTGGCTATTAATAATGCATCCCGAATAATCAAGAAAGTACAGGTTTCAGTAGGCGGTATAGACCAGACTTCGGCAGATGTACGGCTGATAATGCAGGTGTTGATAAATACGGGAGCTTCGCAGTTTGCAGCGGTACACAATCATCCGAGCGGCAACAGCCGACCGAGCAATGATGACAAGAGGCTGACGGAACAGTTAAAAAAGGCGGCAGGGATATTCAACATTCGGATGATGGACCATGTAATTATAACGAATGACGGATATTATAGCTTTTGCGATGAAGGGATGATTTGACGGATGGGGTGCGGGCGCACCCATTCCGTTTGCTCGCACGCTCGCAAACGGAATGGGACCCAAAGCGGTATTTTGTTTTATGTTTCCCGTTCCTTCAACCACGGAGGGGCTTTTTTTGTCCTATGAAAGCGGATGGTATGATTGTACCTTTGTGACAAAAAAAGATATGATACGCTTTATTACCAAGTTTGTCGGTACCTATGGGTATGATTCCCTGAAGGAGTTCTTTCTTTCGGTGGCGCCCAGTTTCAAATATAACCTGCAACTGCCGGCTATCTCCTTCAGTGCAATCACTGCGGTAGTCAGTGAATGGATAGGTATTACCCCGTTGCTGGCGATGGCCATGCTGATCGCCATTGTTTCCGAGATGTGGACGGGCATCAGGGCAAGCAAGATTCAGGGCATAGGATTTGAATCCTTCCGTTTCTCACGCTGTATCATCAAGCTGTGTATCTGGCTGACCATCATTTATATCACCCACTCATTCTATCTGGAGAGCAAGGCGGGGGCTGAAGAAAGCTTCATCATGCTGCTGGCCACCCTATTCTTTTCCATTGTCAAAGTGTTCGTCATGACCTGGTTCTGTGTGGAGCACGTGACAAGCATACTGGAGAACCTGGCGGTTATTGACGGCAAGCCTAAAGATACGCTGATCAGGCAGGTGGGCATGTTGTGGGTGACGGTTACAGACAAGTTTAAAAAGAAGGTAGATGAGACGGAACGTTAGCTATATGTTGTTATGTGCGGTTATTGCGCTTCTTTCCTATCAAGTCGGCTATTGGCTGGGATCCCGTCACCGGAGTATTGTCCGCGTTCCGGAAACGGTGGTCAGGCATGATACGATACGACCTGCCATTCCGGAACCGGAGGTAATTGTCCGTGAGGTACCCGCAGAAGTGGATACGGCGGCTATACTGACCGACTATTTCTCGGAGAAGCATTATCTCGATACGATTATTGAGCGTCCTTACCTGCGGGTGGAAATGACCGATGTCATATCCCGCAATGCGCTACTTGACCGTACTGTAGTGGTGGATTACCGGCAACCGGTTGTTTATAACAATGCCCTGGCTCTAGGATTGGATGCCGGGCGTTACAGCTGTGTGTTATCCGCGGGGTATCGGCGTAGGTCGTGGGAGTTCAAGGCGGGCTATGACCTGTACAATAAATCACTGGTGTTGGGTATATCTAAAGATCTGTGGAGATGGTAGCGAATTTGGTCAATAACACGTATCTGTTTTCCGCCGATATGGAGGATATCCGTATTACGGACGTACACGAAAAACTGGTTTTCAAGATGACGGTTGACGGGCAGGAGGCGCTTTCTGAAGTGTACTATCCGGACAGTGGGAACGCAGTCGTCATTTGCGATCCGGGTGATATCATCAATGAATATTTCGTTCGTCCGGAACTGGGAGGCGGTGATGACCGGATCATATTGCCGCCCATGACGGTACAACTGTCCCTTTCAGACAGCGAGGCAACTGCTGACTACACGCTTTATGTGTTCCACTCAAGATACCGCGTGTCTTTCGAGCCGCTGACCGGCTTCATATTTTATTCCCGCTATAAAATCAAGCATATCAGGCAGAATACGATTGATTACCTTTCCTTCTTCGTGTCTGACAAGACAAAAGTGTATCTGGATATCATCCACCTGGAATCCGGCAGCAGCGTCAAGAAAACCGTTGAGCTGCAACTCTCCGATGCCAACCGGATGATGGCATATAACATGAGTCCGGTTAAGGTGGGCAAACTCGCGAGTCTCAGGGCCGACAATATCTTATCGTATGATGCACGCATCACCGATGGCACATTGACGGACCTTGTAAGGTATGTCATTGACCGGAAAAGCCACCGTGAAATGCACCAGTTTCTCTACTACAATGTATTCGGGTTGCCGGAATCCATTTCATTCTCAGGATTGGTGCAGTATAGTCCGGAACTGGAGGGTGATATCGCGGACATGGTGAAGCTGAAAAGAAGATTCAATCCGTTTTTCAATGATCTGCGCACGGTCAATACCGGGTATTTGGACGAAAACAAGTACAAGGCCCTGATAGACATGCTTACCTCTCCGGTACAGCGATGGTACGACACGCCTTCGCTGCCGATGGAGATCATTATTACGGATATTGACTTTACCCATACGAAAATGGGCAACCAGCGGGTAAACGTGAATCTGACCTTCTGCCCGGCAAGCCGGAAGCATCAGGTATTTGACAGGTACTCGTTTAGGGGCGGTATCTTCGATTATACATTTGACAGGACATTTGAATAAATAATATACAATGGAAACAATACGAAGAAATTTGGCATTGGCCGACATGGATATCCGCAGGGATGAACGCGGGAACCGGCGCGTCTTTTCGATAAAATTCGTCAGCAAGGAGGGTAAGGTTTACTTTATCCCGCAGGCTTATGCCTGTGGTGCCGGACGCATGAACATGAAGGAATACCAGCTTCGGGGTGTACAGCCCTGCGACTGCAAAGGCAATCCCGAAGGGCATCCCTATCCCGTGGATATTGATCTTATACTGGAGTATAACAAAATGAAAATCGTATTCTGATGAACATACTGTTTAATTCAAGCGGCATTCCCCTGCTGATGCAGTCCACGTACATATTCGGAGAGACTACCGGGGCACCGCAGAACGAGATGAAGGACCGTGCCAGGATCCTGTCGCCATACGACTTGTCGAATGTCAGCTACATAGACATTGACGGGGTGAAGGTGCGCCCATGGGGAGATGAGAATGATTTCCCGCAGAAGGCGGCCGAAGAGATTGGCAACACCAGTGTGCTCAATACCGGATTGAAATTTCTCCGGAACCTGACACTTGGTCAAGGTATTTATCCTTGTACGGTGAACGGTTACGATGATGGCGGCAACGAGATACTGAAGCCGGTTACGGATAGCCGGGTACAGGCTTTTGTCGCTTCCCGGAATGTAAGGCGCTACATGGAGAAGGTATTACGGGATTATCTGAAGTTCGGCAACGGGGCTGTCCAGTTCGTTCCGTCGGCAGCCGGCAATTCTTTTGCAGGTGTCAATCCGGTTAATGCGCTTTATCGGCGCTATTCCGAAGTGGATGAATACGGGGCTTGCAAGTGTATTGTTTCCGGATACTGGCCGCAGCGTCCGGACAAGGGGCAGTACACCAAGCTGGAGGTATTGTCTGAATATGATCCGCAGATGCACGCCGAGGTGTTAAAGTTTGCCGGGAAGATGAAGAACGGTTTTATCCTGCCGGTGCGTGACAGCTGGAGCAATGACGATCTTTACGGCATGCCTGTCTGGTGGCCGGCATACGTTTGCGGATGGGTGGAGATTGCCCATCTCATCCCCCATTTCCTCAAGAAAGCCTATAAGAACCAGATTACCTGGAAGTGGCATGTACAGATACCATACTCCTATTGGGAAAAGAAATACCCTTCCAAGGACTATTCCGTCACAGAACGCGAAGCGGCCATTCAGAAGTATATGGACTCGGTAGAGCAGAATCTCTGCGGGCCGGACAATGCGGAGAAACCGATCTTCTCACATTATGCTGTCAATGAGATGAACGGCAGGATTGAAGAGGAATGGAAGATCAAGCCGTTGGAGAATAAATACCAGGGCAGCGACAACCTTCCGGTATCGGCAGCCGCCAACTCCGAGATATTGTTTGCCTTAATGGTCAATCCCAATGTGCTCGGTGCCGGTATGCCGGGCGGTACATACGCCGGCAATCAGGGCGGTTCCAATATACGTGAGGCGTTCCTTGTGAATATTGCCAATGCCTGGATTGACCGGCAGAATATTCTGGATCCGATTGAACTCTACATAAAAATGAACGGTATGCCGGAGTGTGAACTGCGTTTCCGCAATACCATTTTAGTAACCCTCGATACCGGAAGCGGTACCAAAAAAACGTTGAGCTAATGATATTCAGTGCAGAGAAATGGAACAAGGGTGCCGAACTCAAGGCGCTGATGAAGGTGAATACCGCGATTTCGTTTGACATGATGGAGGCGCCGCTTCGGGGTGCCTTCCGACAATACCTTGTACCGTTATTAGGCGATGCGATGGCGGGCGAAGTGGTTGAAATCTATAATTTCGGTCCGGATCCGGATGTGTTGGAACAGAATACTGAAGGGGCAACCGAACGGGAGAAGCTGGATGCCCGGCTGCTTGAGATCTGCCAGCGTGCGAATGCGAACTTGGCGTTCTGGAATGATTTCGATGAAATCAGCGTCAGGATCACGGATGCGGGATTTCAACGGCAGAAGTCCGACAATGAATCCTTTCAAGGGGTCTATAAGTATCAGGAAGACAATCTTCGCATGTCTTTCCGCAACAAGGGGTTCAATGCGCTGGATGAATTGCTTGAGTTCCTGTATGCCCATATAGCGGAATATCCGGAGTTTGCGACCTCGCAGGCTTACCAGGACCGCAAATCCGCTATTGTCCGCAGTACCGCGGATGTGAATGATGTCTGTTTCATTGGCGGCAGCCGGATTATCTTCCTGCGGTTGCAGCCACATTTGAAATTTGTGGAGGAAATGCTGCTTCAACCGGCTATCGGTGACAGGCTTTACGAGCACCTGATTGACGGGCTGGTCAATCCGCCTGAAGATGAAGAGCGGCGGAAGAATGTGGAACGTTTGCGCCTGGCTTGTTCCCGCTACATCGGGACAATGGCGGTCAGACGGCTGTTGATGGAGACGGGCAGCATTACGGACCGCGGGCTGTACTTCACTACAATCCGGTCAGGTGAAAAGGGCAATGAACAGAAAGAGCCGGTCGATACGAAACGGATAGCTGTACAGATACAGAACCTGAAGGCGGATGCCGACATGTACATGACGGCATTGCTGCGGATTGCCCGCAGTTATTTTACTGACTACTATGCCGGTGATCCCCGCAGGATATTCGACCGGGACAATGACCGTAAACGTACATTCTGGGTATGAGAGAGCTTCGTATGGCATATCGCAGCTTCGGTGTCCGGCGTGAGGCTATACGCCGGGTGCCTCAGAAATGGGAAGAACTGACACCGGATCAGTTCCTGCTCGTGTCACGGTTTTACCTTCAGGAGACGGATGAATCATCCTTCCTGAAGGAGTTCTATTCCCTACCTTCCGGTGTCATTGCGGACAGCTATTACAGGTATAAGCTGAGTGAGTTACTTGAGTTCATCAGCGATTGCCGTGTCCGGATGGATCGCTTTATCCTTTCCGGTGTGGCCGGATTGAAGGCACCGGGTGAACGCCTGAAGGGGATGTGTTTCGAGCACTTCATGCATGTGGACACCGCCTTCAACCGCTATGCGCGTGACGGCAAGGATGCCTCACTGGATACTTTCATATCAATGCTGTACCTGAAGCATAACGAATATATTGTCCTACCGGCGGGTGGAAAAAACGGCTTATTTAGCAGGCAGAAACCGCTGATACTGCAAAAACGGCTGGCGGAAGTGGCGAAGATAGACAGGCATGTCAAGTATGCCATATTCCTGAACTACGTTTTTGTCAAGAGGTGGCTTTCCAAGGCGTTCCCTTTCCTGTTTCCGTTGAATGAAGAACCGGAACCGGAGAAGAACAAAAATAAACCGGCCGCGCCATCGGTCAACTGGCTTGATATCTTCGATGCCTTTGTCGGTGATGATGTGGCGGTGATGGAGAAATACCAGGCAATGCCGGTGGCAACGGCGTTCCGCCTGCTCAATAAAAGAATACGTGACGCTCAAAAACAGAAGAAATGACATTTTCAGAGTACATAGAGAGTTTAGCCGAAAGACACGTCGATATCCGGCATAAAGAGAATGGCGAGGTACATTTCCTTTCATCCGAACGGGAGAAGCACACGGCACTGGACAGTGTGCTTCACTATCCGGCGGTGATTCTGGACCGTGGCTCAGGGTTCGGATATGGTGGTGCTCCGGGGGCATACCTGAAGGAGCGTGATTATCTGTTATTCGTATTGGAACATGGGTCCGATACTTCAGACTACGAGCAGATAGAGGCTGCACTTGATAAGTGTGAGCGTATTCTGGATGAGATGCTGAACCAGGTAATCGAAGACAAGAGGGTGAAAAGACAATGGCTTGCCTTCACGCTTGAAGAGGTGGAAGCGGATTATGTGGTGAATAATGATAACCAGCTTTACGGGGTGGTCGCGGCAATACACTTATCGCAACCCTATAAAGCTATTAACTGTAGGAAGGCATTCAACTGATATGGCGGATACGATTGAAACACTTAAAGAGTTAGCCCAGCAGGTACGGTATGCTACCCGGGAGGGAGAAAACACGGGAGAACGTGTCGGACGTACCTTGGTGGGCATTTTGAATCTGTTATCACAGTGTTCTTTAGAAGAACTGAATAAAATTTTCCTTCATAAATCCAAGCCTGATGAAACCCCTTTCCTGCTGAAGTTATTGGGGGGTGCCGAAGTTGGTGAAACCATCGACTCATTAGTTGCCGGGAAAGGTATTCTACTTAAAGATGGCCGTGTACAGGCTGATACCTTGGAAGCTCGTTTTGCTCTCATTGTTCAGGAAGTGATCTTCAACCGTTTGTCTGCTATGGAATCAGATTATTCTTTTTCCGAATCTGGCACGATTGAGAGCGTCGAACTATTGGAAGATGGTACCTATCGTTTACCACTTCGTAAACGTTGGGAAAATGACTTCACGGCATTGGCTGAAAATGATGTGGTCTATGGAGTGGCCAACATCCTCGCTTCCGGAGATGGTGATTATTACACTTCATGGTTACGTGTTTTACACGTTGACACGTCAGCAAATACAATCAATGCTGTTATGTATCCTGATGATGAAGTACCCGGTGGCAAGAATTATCCTCCTGAACCGTTGATGATTATAAGTCATCGGGGTAATCCAGTGAATGAAAACCGTCAAGGATATTGGTATTTATCCAGTCGCGAAAAGTGTATATGTATGCTTGATGGTGTGACAAAGCCTATCCTGGAAGAGAATAACTATTCCATCCTCATAGGCCGTTTGAAACACTTGTCTATATTCGACAATCTTCCAATCAATTACCTGCATACATACGTGTACTGCCGTGGTATTGCTGTTCAGGATATCCACCGTATAGATTACCAAGGAATTCCTGTACGAGCAGAAAACAATCGTGGCAAATGGAGTGCCGAGGAAGCTGTTAGTGATCCTTATAAATCCACTCTGGATATGTATGATGCCGTTTACCATTATGGCTGTAAATGGATGTGTCTTACTACCGGTACCACTGATGTGCCCAGGTATGGTAGTGTTGGTTGGGCTATGATTGAGGGAAATCCGGATTTCACTATAGACATAGAAAGTACCAACGGATGGCATTTTGATGCTGAGAAATTCACTACAACCCTTATCATAACCGGTGATCTTTACAATCAGGATGTGACCGATCATATCCTCGACGAAGATATTGAGTGGACAAGAGACACCGGTGATGTGACAGAGGATAATGCTTGGGCAGTGAAACGTGCCGATGCCGGAAAATCCTTGCCTCTAACATTGGATGACCTTGGTCCCAACTATATGAATCTGACTGGATGCAAGTTTATAGCAAGAGTGCTGTTGCGTGACGGACAGAATAATCATGAGACAACAGATTATGTACCTTTTTAAATTGTAATATTATGGAAAAAATTGGATGCCTTTTTTATCCGCATGTAGTGGAATACTCATATAGGCTATTAGGAGTTTTCCCTATGCGTTCGATGACTATAGTTCACGTAGAGAAATTCTATGGCGAAGAAGCATTAAAAAAAGCGGTTGAGAAAAAAACAGGCCGCAAAGTTGTAAGAATTATATCTCATACCTAATTATGCAGAGCAAAAATCGTAAAATAACGATCAACTATCGCCCTCTTCAGATAAGTGGAGACATCGAAGTTGTAGGCAGCGTACCGGATATGCAGGTGTATCAGGCTGATAAGAATGAATACACCCCGGACTATACGCTTACTCCCCTGACGCTCTTTCCACGTTGTAACGCCACCGATCCGGATGCAGTTGCCAAGCTTGGTACAGTCAATGCTTCATTGACGAACATGAAATGGTATGAACGTATAGGCGGTATTCGAACATTGATCACATCATCTAATACCAATTATGTAATTACAGATTCAGGATCGGAAAAGGGAAAGATTCAGATGAAGAAAAATGTCTCGACGATCAATCCCGTCACACTTGAATTTTACGCCGAGTATGTAGACAGTAAACGTAGCGGGCAAACATACGTGTACAATTTTACCCGGTTAATCCGTTCGGTGGATGGCAGTGAACCGACTCCTAAACTGATGATAGACTCACCTTCAGGTTTGGACTGGAATCCTCTGCGTGACACTGTACAGCAAACGATCACCGCTAAGCTGATTGTAGGAGATACGGATGTGACCGCTACGAATAAATGCAGGTTCTTCTTTTACCGGAAGCTTGAAAATGGATCGCTTGAACAGATAGTTGACGGTAACGGTGATAACGACTGGGAGTTTGTTTCGCTCAATAAGAATGTATTTACTTTCGACCGAAATTATATAGGTGAGGATCAGATATATGTCTGTAAAGCCTCTTATTCCAAGGATGGTACTCCGGCTTCTACACCTGATGATGGTATTGGCTATGTATCTACTACTATCCGCCGCCGGATACCTTCAATTGAAGTCGACTGGAAAGGTGTACCGCAACAGGTGGCCGATGGCACGACGGTAATATATCCAAAGCCTATAATTCGAGATACGATAGGTGATATCCCTAACCCTTCCGAGGTACTGGATTGTGAATGGAGAACCAAAGCGGCGGGGGCTTCTTCGTACACGTTGGTGGCAACCGGCTTCAATCCGAGTATCCCTTTCACTGACGGGATGATGCTCGATCTGACTGTAATAGACAGAGGCCCCTATGCTGCTCTGGTAACGTCTGACGGAAAGTATATCGTAAACAGCGATAACAAGTTTATCGTTGCAAGGAAAAGAATTGTTTAATTTTAAAATACTTGATTATGGCATTTTATATCAAAGTAACCAAAGAGGTGGCGGATGCGCTCGATCTGACTGCTATCCGTAATAAAACAGCAGATGGCAATGTGCTGTTATGGCAGGCTGACGTAGCGGGCTTTCCCGGTGATACCGTGTTCGATCGTGCTGTGGAAGTAGGCGGTGTCTGTCTTACTCCGCAGCAAGCGAAGACAGAGATCGACGGCACAGACAATCCCACTGAGGTTAGCACGCCGGATAAATATAAAGTAGAAGATCCTGAGGAATCTGACAATACAGAAGGGGAGGTAACCAATGAGCATAGCGAGTAAAGTCGGACAGGTGACCTTTTCGCAGAAGTCCGGCGTATATATGGCGGCAATCCTGTGCGATAAAGGTGACTTATACCAGGAATATGACGGTGATTCATCCGCTCCTACAAACATAGCGCCGGATTTTACGACATTGAAACCTACATTGTCTTTCCTGCTGACTTCCTCCCGTGTAGCTGAAGGAATTGTTGTGCCATCTTCCATTAAGTGGTATTTCAACGATGTGCTTATTAATTTCACGTCCAATGTGTCGACAAATACCTTCGGAGGTGAAACCGGACATTTCAAGTTTGTGCCGTATGCTGCCGGTACCACAAACTATTACGGCCTTCAGGTAGTCAAGAACCTTGTGAAGGCTTCTGCTGGCGCAAGCTGTACGATCAAAGGAGTGGCAACGGTGACAGTCGGTAATGTTTCGGATGAAATACAATGGGTTTATCCTATCCCGATAACAAAGGGAGTCGGAAATCAGAAAGTGGTGACCATCATGGCCGGCGATGACAAGTACTTCGCCATCCGGGAGAAGGGAGGCAGTGTTATATTGTCAGCCGTTGCCCGTTTGGGAGCTTCGGAACTGACAGCCGGTTTATCATACAAATGGTACAGGATGATCAACAATGCATGGAACCTGATCAGCGGACAAACCGGAAAGAACCTGACGGTAACGGACAGCATGGTGGATACTACCGGCATATTCAAGGTAGAGGTATATCAGGATTCTACTCTTATTGGTTTGGATACTCAGACGGTAATCGATTTGTCTGATCCCTATGACATCATAACCAATCCGACACCGGAAGATGAGACCATCAGCAAGGCAGGAGATACGGTAGTCTACAGGCCTATTCTTGTCAAACGTGGAGAGACAACGAAGGCCAAGGATATGACATTCTATTTTGTTTTCATGGACAGTGCCGGCGTGATACTTAATCCCTCTACGGCTAATACTTCTTCCGCCTCCGGTACCTGTACTTATGAAATGTGTCAGCAGGCAGGCGGCAACGTGGCATGGACAATAACAACTAAAGATTGATAATATGACATTAGCAACAAAAACAGGAGAAGTTAAATTCCTTCAGCAGGGGAAACGAGGTATGTTGCCATACCCGGCAGGTGAATATGACCTACATACATCTTATGTTTGTACGGATATGCTCGCTCCTTATGTACTATACAATGGTATCTATTATGTGATGAACCAGGTCACAACATGGGTCGGACAAGGTATGCCATCTAATATCAATAATCCCCAAAAAGATTATGCTGTCAATGGTACAAAGGCTACTTGGATACCGTTTGAAAACTACAAGGCCATTTATGTAGAACTCCTGATGGCTAACTTCGCAAAATTGGCGAGTGCTGTCTTTTACGGTGACTATATGTTCTCACAACAAGGTGTTGATGCTGACGGCAATCTGACGTCAAATTATAAAGGGTTCGGCTCGAATGACTTTACACCGAATATCCTTTTGGATTTTAAAACGGGGTATGCAAAATTAATCAATGCCGATATAGTCGGAATTTTAAGAGCAAAAGCAGTATATACGAGTTTTCAACGACTGATTTTTGAATCGGGATACGTTCTTAATCCTCTAAAAGATGGTTTGAATATACTTACTCAAGGTAATGGTTTTACGCCTACTTTGGTCTTGCCATCTCCTGCAGATTGGGATGGTGTTCAATTGACAATCTATATTCCAACACCATCAACTCGCCTGAATACAGCAATATATATTAAAAACAATAATGGGTATTTTGAATACAATAAACGTGTTTATGATGAAAAATATAATAGATTTCTGTGTTATGTAGGATATACCAGACTGCAGTCTGTTGATGGGAATTGGTACATAGAATCAGTGACAAAGGATGACTTGTCTAAAGTGTAATGGTAATACAGAGAAATCTGTCTTTATACAGCTTTCCCTTGATGCTATAAATCGGGAATTAATTAAACAAAAAGAGACTAAAAATAAAATGTTAAATTGGGCTGAATTTCATAGTAGAAAAAACGCCCGTTAAAAGTACAAGGGTATGATAGAGAAGATTATAATTAAGGATTACAATAATGATCTGGAAACCAAAGATAGTTTAAACAGAGTGAAAGCAGTTGATGGCTCTGGTAATGATATACTTGTGTCACCTGGTATTGT